GTTGGTAGCGATGCGGAATTTGTAACGCAGTGCGCCTTGAAGCATAGGGGCCCGCGAAAATGTCTGAATGTGCGTGCGATTCTGCACATAGCATTGTTTGTTGTTGTCTCAAAGAGATTAGAGAGATCATAAATTGCTAGATACCCCTCAACCGGTGTACCACCGAGTGATGTGAACGATAGTTTCGTCAGATGAGTATATCTTTTGCAAAGTTCTTGTAAATTGTTGTATTTCTCTCCAAATTGTGGCTTCAATCTCTTGTCGTCATATGTGATTGCTTTTTGCTTAGCCAAATAGTGTGTTACTTGTGCACCTTGGGGCATGTTGACATCAAAGACATCAGCACCGCCGGATTGTGCAGTAACCTTTCTTCCTGCAAGCGGTAGGAGTGATATTGATCGATTTCTCCATGTTGGGTTGCAGATTTCATAATCATTGGCTCCACACATATAAATATTAATATCAACTTGTGGGACAACTGTATTTGGTGCTCGAAGTGCGGCTCCTACTGTTATCGTGAAAACTCCAGAGAAATAGTCTTGGTATCTCAGCTGATGGTCATTTGGAATCAAAGCTAGGGTACCACCACTATAAATTCTACGCCAGGGTTTGTCAGATAGTTGTGGGCAACACACTTTAATTGCATTTTGTGCATTTCTAACTTGCATGGATGTAGCATATTGGGACATTTTGGCAGCATACGTTGTTGGTGCTGTCAAACTGTTTGGATGGTAGGTCAAATCTAAACGGCCTTCGTGATATTGTGAGTTAACGACTTCTACAATATAGCAAACACCTCCTCTCCAATTTTCCCAACCCAATTGAACATAGTCAAAGGGTGTGAAGTCCATATCTGTGTTGACGGCATGAGCAGCATTAACAAAGCTCATGGGACCAACACTGAATGTTGCAAGTGTTGCTCCTGGTGCATCTGCAGCTTTCCAGGAAATGGTTTCAACAAAGGATGTCTTTTCTCTGATGAAATAATCGATTCTCATAACTGATGGTCCGTTAAAATGTTCTGCATCACAAAATTGTTGTGAGTTTGGATACAGTTGGAGCTTGTCCACTAATTCTGGACCAGCGCCACAAGAAAGTTTGCCCTGAAACTTAACTGCCACTTGTTCAGGAGCTTGATCAACTTGAGGTCTATCTAAAAATGAAAGTAAATCGCCTACGACATTGAGTGGTGGTAAAACTTTTTCAGCGATATCTTCTAAAAACGATTGAACTTGAGTTTTGCGTGATTGTGTGTACGGTAATGAAAGATGTAGATCCTTAACTAGTGTGTCAAAACCAGTACCGCCAGCTCTTGGAATTTCGAATTGTGGATCTTCCATGGACATATACATTTTCATTTCCACTGTATTTGGTGATCCAGTCACAGCTTGTAACTGATTGAGTGGGAATATGTAAAGTTGTCCTAAGGTGTCACCCTCTAAAAGGTCTATCCAGTCTTTAAAGAAGGAAAAATCTATTTGGAGTTCCGCATTGCTACCTTGAGCAGGGTCAAGAAGTACATGTTGCATTGATAATAGATTAGTGAGTGTTAATTTTTGGCCCACTATTTCTGTCTTTGGTCTATTTGTTGGTATATATGAGACAGCAAGTCTTCCTTGATAAAATCTTGATGCTACTATTTGAAAATATAATGAAATGGTCTTAGTTCGCCAGTAATTAAATCTAGCAAAGGGTACAGAGACAATATCTACTGTTAACAAATCTCCTGGAATGTCCATGACGGAAAGTGGTGTTCCAACTGGGTCAGAGAGGTTCCAGGGTATTGTTGCTACAAGCGTATTTCTTGAGAGCATATCCTCTAATGTCCAAGCTTTCTCGTTCATATGGGATATAGCTCTACGATTGCCAGTAAGAATTGTTTGTTCTCTAGGTGTCAAGACTGGAGCATTTTGCTCAGCCAGCGTCACACCCTCTTTGCTAATTATTGTGCGTTTAGTTTCATCAAGTGTTGATACAACTTTAGCAGCTTCATGTTGATTTGAATCGCTATAAGTTACTGGTTTATCTTGTTTATCCGTTGATGTATCAGTTGTAGTAGGTGTAGGATCTTGTTTTATGTTTGAAGTTTGTCCATTTGAAGCCATAATTAAAATAAATGTAATATTGTCAACTAAAATAATAACGACTACATGTCTAACTAAGGTAACTATTATTACAAATGTCTTTGATTGCTAGTAGTCCTGAGATAAGCGTTGCATCTGCTTCTGAAAATTCTCATACTCGTCAGATGTGCTTTGTTTCGTAAATCCAAAATCATTATTCCAAGCTATAACCCCCCCTATTCCTTTAAATTCGTCGTAGAGTTGATTATACGATACAAGATTTGCTTTTGGTAAGATTCTAAGAATCTTATCTCTAAGAGCATTGAAATATTCCCGCCCATAAAAGAAAGCATTGCGTAAAACACAATTACAATTGTCTTCAGTTGCAACGAAGTGATCGTCGCATTTTCTTATCCAATTGAGTGTTTCAAGCATAGCATCTTTGTCCATGAGGGGGATAAACAAATCTTCCATCTTTCCAATCTTGTTCTTAAGGAATGAGCATTGCTCAAGTTCTTTGTAAGCAATAAGTTCCCCTTGCTTATCGACTGCGCCATATGTTATATTGTATTGTGCCAAAAATTGTGATATAGTTGTGGCATTATAAGTTTTGATAAATGGAAATTTGACACTAACGATATTATCGTCACCATAAATAAGTGTCCTAACTACTCTATTAAAATTGTAATTTGAATTAAGTCC